CTATTTACTTCAAACACTGGAAGGTATAACGTGTAAGACTGCGTTAGTCTACCAGTACAAGAAGATTAAAGAGTTAGGTATCGAAGGTACGTACCCTATCTTGTTCTATCATGACGAGACTGCTTGGGTTACGCCTACTAAACATGCTAAGACTGTACTAGAAATATCTATAGCTGGATTCCGTGAGGGTCCTAAGTCTGTAGGTGTAACTTGTATGGATGGAGATGGGAAGATAGGTATTAATTATGCAGAGATCCATTAACAAAGAGTAATAAATATGTTCAACAATAACGATGCAGTATACGAGATGTTTAACAAGAGCTGTATGACAGAAGAGATGGAGTACGATAAGTGTTTCATAGATGCTGACTCAATCATCTTCCGTATAGCAGTGACAACAGACTCAGTCACACAAGCAAAGAGTTCCTTTGACAAAGCACTTGATGCCATCATGCGTGACACAGGTAGTATCAAAGGTTACGTAGCTGTCAAAGGTAAAGGTAACTTCCGATACGGTATCTCTGAAGACTACAAAGGTAACAGAGGTAAGACAGAAATAGATCCTAAGGTTAAGGAAAGACGAGAGGCAGTAACAGAGTACGCATGGGAAACAGGATGCTTCAAGTCTGATAACTGTGAGGCAGATGACATTGTATCTATCTGGGCACAAGAAGCCTATGAAGCTGGTGAACATTATGTCATAGCACATATAGATAAAGACATAGACATGGTTCCCGGATGGCATTACAACTTCAATAAGAAGACACAGTACTTCATTGACGGTGACGAGGGTCACTATAAGATGTGTATTCAAATGCTTACAGGTGACAGTACAGATAACATTCATGGACTCAAAGGTATAGGCCCTAAGAAAGCTGAGAAGATTTTAAAAGGGGTACCGACAAAAGATATGATTGAAACTGTTGCGGACACATGGCGTGACCATCATCCACGTGATTGGAAACCTAAACTTGAGACCTGTTTCAACTTACTATACATGCGCAGGAATTGGGATGGGTTTCGTAGGTTAACTATTGAAGAGGTGTTTAAAAATGAAGATAGTTGAATCAGGATCATCTAACAATAAAGACTTCTATCAAATTACCTATGATAGACATTGGATAGATTGGGAAGACCCACATAAAGAACATCTTGCATCAATGGGGTCTAAAGAATTTACACATACTGTGTCCAGAAACTTAGGTGAAGCAATCATAGATTTATTACGTGAAAATGGAGACCTTACAGTTGATGAACTAACCTACAGAGATTTTGATACATGCCATGAATATCCAAGTAGTATTAGGGGAGCTAATAGATGGCTAATCTAGGACACTGGGACTACAAAGGAGATCCATTTGTTGTTGACGATTACTTTGGTTTCATATATCTTATAACTGTATCTGTACCAGACGGTAACCCAATCAGATACGTAGGTAAGAAACAGTTCCACTCTTACAAGAAAACTAAGAGAGACAAGGAGTCTAACTGGAAGTCGTACACAAGTTCCTCCAAACATATTAATGACCTAAAGGAAGATGGGTCAGAGTTATCATATGAAATGATACAATTGTTTGAGACAAGGGGAGGACTCTCAGCAGCAGAATGTAAAGTTCAATGGTACTTAGATGTTCTTACAGAGAAATGCCCTGAGGGTGTACCTCTGTACCTTAACAGACAAATAGGTGCAGTTAAATTCATTCCAAAAGAAGCAATAACAAATGAAACAAAAACAAGACTTGACGAAATCTACAGAAGCGGAAGATTACTTATTAAAACCAAAGGAGAAAAAGCAACAACGGATTGACACTAAAACTAAAGCAACTGTCAGACGTATAGATACTAAATCCCTTAAAGAAAACAGGTGGAACTAATGGGTGCAACCTTTACTAAACACTATCCATGTGTACATTGTGGATCATCAGATGCAGTAGCACTATGGTCCAATGGAAGAGGTAAGTGCTTTGCATGTAACAAGCCAGCTTTCCTAGATCAATATGACGACACCGTAGTGTCAAAGTTTAAACCGAATACCAAACGAGAGTACGATATGAGTGGAGATTCACTTCAAGATATACACAACTACGACAGTGCGGGAGTACGTGACCGTAACCTAACTAAGACTGCATGTGATGAGTATGATATGAAAATATCTTATGACTCTAACGGAACAGTTAATGCACACTACTACCCATACACAGTCAAAGGTAAGACAGTTGCATATAAGAAGAGGACTTTACCTAAGGAGTTCCGAGTTGTAGGTGACCTTAAGAACGCCAAGCTTGAACTGTTTGGTCAATCTAAGTTCCAACCCGGTGGATTAAAAGTAATCATAACTGAAGGTGAGTTAGATGCTATCGCAGTACAACAAGCTATGCTTATCAAGTATAAGAAAGTATATCCTGTGGTATCCCTACCATCCTCATCTAACATGAAGATACTTGTGGCTAACCGAGATTGGTTACGATCATTCAAAGAAGTAATCTTAATGTTTGATCAAGATGATGCTGGAGAAAAAGCAGTAGCAGAAGCAGCCAAGATAATTGGTTGGGATAAAACTAAAGTAGCATCACTGCCTGATAATGATCCATGTGACACACTTATGTCTAACCCCAGTGCTATCATAACTGCTGTGTTTAACGCACGAAGGTACACACCAGCAGCTATTGTACGTGGTGAAGCTATCTGGGAAGCATATGTTGAACGTAAGTCTGTTAAGTCTGTACCATACCCTCAGTGTCTTGAAGGTCTTAACAATAAGCTAGATGGTATGCGTAAGGGTGAGATTGTACTGTTCACATCTGGTACAGGGTCAGGTAAATCTACCATGATCAAAGAAATAATATTAGAATTGGAGGATAATACAGATGAAGTCATTGGCCTTGTATCTCTTGAAGAAAGCATTGGGGATTCTGCAGAGAAGTTTATCAAGATGTTTACTCCTACAGACCCGACTGTTGAGCAAGAACGTAAAGCATTTGAAAGAGTATTTGGGAATGAAAGACTCATCCTACTTGACCATAACGGTGCGGTTTCGGATTCTAGTCTCATTGATCAAATTGAAAACCTATGCTTACTTGGGTGCCAGTATATCATTCTTGATCATATCACCATTGCAGTATCTGAAGGGGCTGATGGAAAGACAGGTAACGAAGCTATAGATTCAGTCATGTCTGACCTTCTAAAGATAGTCAAGAAGCATAACGTATGGCTAGGTTTGATAAGCCACCTTAGGAAGTCACAAGGTAAGTCCTTTGAAGAAGGACACCTATCGTCTATCGATGACATCAAAGGTTCTGGTTCGATTAAACAGATCAGCTTTGATATAATAACATTCTCTCGTAACTTAGTGGCAGAAGATGAAGATGAACGAAACACAATTAAACTCCGAGTACTTAAGTCACGATTCACAGGACGCACTGGAGACTGCGGATCAGCATACTACGATACCAAAACCAACAGACTCAGAGGACAAGAGGACTTCCTCGAGTACACTGGATAACTCTGCTGGTGTAGAGCGTATAACAGAGTACATAAAGGAAAGATGTGAGGGTAATTCATTTCGTGGGAGGCCCCCGGAAGGGGCCAGATTAATATCTTCAATGATACCCTACGGATACACGTACGAGAAGCTCACTGTAAGGGCCGTAGCAGGTGCTGTGGCAGCTTATCAGAAGTCCCGGAGGTCATCATCAAACCCCTTTAAACTAACCGTTACATCGTCTGTGATAGGCTTACAGGTGCTGTCTGCTTTAGGTGTACTAAACACTAACCATCAGGAGATCCTTGCAGTAGGTGACCTATACCTAGAAGCTTTCTTTCAACTTGGTTATATACATATTGAAAGGGAGTACGAAGGGTTCCGTGCACCGTACATTATAAAGTTACTAAGTACATGGGCTACCCTTGGTGACCTACCCCCTGAGTATATAAAGAGTACGCTTATAGGTACGTCATTCACCCCTCCAAAAGACATAGTGTCACTGCGTAATGAGTTCACCAAGAGGCCATACATTAAACGTATGAGTTCAGAGGAAGACTTTAAGCAGCTTATAGGAGCACCTTTTATTACTGCTCTTAACAAGCTGCAGCAGACACCTTGGAGGCTTAACAGTACAGTAGCCAAGGCTTTAGAGACTAACCTAGGGTTGTTCATAGATCTTGAGGATCAGTCTATAAAAGCTAAGTCAAAAGCTATAGAGATGAAGTTCGTAATTGCTAAGGTACATGCCATAGGACTACGTGACTTCTATCAAATGGTAGAGTGTGACTATCGTGGGCGTGTGTACTACACAGAACCATTCTTAAACTACCAAGGTTCTGATGTATCCAAGGGACTCTTTGAGTTTGCTTATGCAAAAGCTATGGATACCGAGGGGTACAGATGGCTATGCATACACACAGCTTGTTCTTATAATCAATCTTATGATATAGAGGAACTACCAACATGGGTAACAGCGGACTACCGAACCTATCTTCAAGACGAAGGATTATACACAATTTCAGTAGACAAGATGACGCTAAAGGACAGAGAGTTGTGGACCCTAAACAACCTGACTTGGATAAACCAATTAGCGGATGGACAGAGCTTCAGAACAGAAGCAGAAAAACCAGTTAGCTTTCTTGCATGTTGCTTAGATGTTCAGGGGTACGGCACTTCCGTACTTGAAGGTGCTGTACATATGAGTAGACTACCTATCCCTGTTGATGGGAGTAACAATGGATGGCAACATCTGGCAGCTATCTCTAAAGACAAGCAAGCTGGCGAACTAGTATCCCTAGTACCTAGTAAGATACAGAAGGACTTCTATGTCCAAGTAGCCAAGCGTCTTACAGAGAGAATGCCTGAGTGGTTTGAAGGTCGTAACATGCCAATGAAAGCTATACGAAAAGGTATAGCAAAGCGTGGGTCAATGACAAGGGCTTACTCAGCTGGTCAAAAGAAGATTGCAGCTAACATGTATTATGATTGTAAGGTTGAAGGGTATGACACGGAGTATAATATTACAGAAGATGACTGTACCTCTCTGTCAAAACAACTTATACTTTCAATCAATGATACTTGTGTGGGTCCCTTGAAAACTATGAAGTTTATACAGAAGATGACTGACCACATACTGTCATCAGGTAACACATGTACACGTTGGACAACTCCTTCAGGATTCCCAGTGTTGTACGAAGTGTGGAGACAGAAGAACATCACTGTACGCAGTACCATACGTGGTCTTGGTCAGATAGGTCATAGCATTAAGATACCTTACATCACTTCCAATGGTAACTTGTTACCGTGTAGGAGATCGTTTGCATCTGGATGCTCACCTAATTTTATCCATTCAATGGACGCAGCTCACATGGCTAAAGTTGTTCAGAGTTTCTCTGGAGACTTTGGAGCTATACATGATTCCTTTTCAACTCATGCATGTGATATAAATAAATTGATAGACCACACCAAGTGGCAATTTGCTATGATGTATAACAGTGATAACTTCTTTACTGCTATAGAGCAGATGCTATTAGAGACCCGAGAGGGTTATAAACTTAAACAACCAGAGCTAGGGTCATTAGATATATCTGAGATCATCTCCTCTGATTATTTCTTTTGTTAGAGGATAACTATATGAGTAACGTAACACAATTCCCAGATAAGTATGTAGCTGAAAACGATATGCTAAATGACGTTGGTGACATTGTTAATAAATATAACGGCAGAGTAACCAATGTAGCAATGCTAGGTGTACTACAGTCAACAGCAAACTTTGTCTTCCTGTCTATTGCAGAGCAAGCCTTAGAAGCAGATGGTGATGATGATGTATAAGATATTTGAGGAGATTGAACTTAAGGTTATTGATTGGGGTCACATCAAGGGTATCCTTGGTGACCTACATACAGATGCCGACAGGCACAAACGTATTCAAAAACAACTAAGTAAGTTTGAAGAAGAGTCAGTTGAAATGATTGATGCTATCTCTTCTGGAAATGTGGATAAGATACGAGATGAGATGGGGGATGTCCTTGTCACTCTGGTAATACAATCAAACCTATGGGGCCTTGACTTAACAGATTGTTTAGATGAAGCCTATAATAAAATATCTGTGCGAACTGGTCGTATGGTCGATGGAGTATTTGTAAAAGATGAGTAATGAAAAGAAGTCCTACAATATAGTTCCGGGCATTGACGATATGGAATACGTTGAGATGTACAATCTTGACCCAGCCCTTGCGTACACACCCGATATCAATGAGGCAATCCTTAGTAAAGTATGGGATGATAACTACGCAGGTGCACTGGCTGAAGGTCTGTCTGATGAGGAAGCCAAAGCCTATGCTGAAGATGGTAGGAAAGCTGGTCGGATGACAATAGAAAATGCCCTTTCAAAACAATACGAATAAAATAACCCCCAAGTATACGTAATGTATACCTGAGGGTAAGGCCCTTTGGGTTCCTTAACTGGAACTTAGAGGGCTTTTTTATTATTATCTATTGTTATTATTAGTTAAAGTTAAAACGTTTAATTGCATCAACATGGTATTGAAACACAGGGTTAGGTCCAAGTGCTTTCAAAATAGCAGACCTACCTTTCTTTGCAGTAGCTGCAGAAGTGTACATGCTTTGTAAGACATTGCCCAAACCTTGAGAAGTTATTCTAAACAGATCGTAAGCTTGTTGATTTGTAAGCATACTAGCTCTGGAAGAAAACAATTTCCTTTCTTTATCAGACAGAACATCAAACCTTGCAGTCGTATCTTGTTGAATACTCCTTATGTGTTCCATACCATCTGTTAAAGGACCTTGTTTACCCTTAGCATTCTTTGGCCGATACCTTATCATATCATAGCCCTTATCAAGCAAGTAAGCAGAGTGAGCATCGTTCTCTCTCAATCCCTTAGGATTGTTAAGAGCTTCAGCCTTAAGCTTCTCACCACCACGACTTAACGCTTCATTAGCCCCGTCAGCTAGTTCCTTTATTAAATCATACTCAAAGGTTACTTTCTTCCAAGACCTATTAACTAACTCTGTTAGTGGTTTAAAAGAACCAAGGTCACCTATAACAGCATCGTATATAGTAGTAACATAAGGAGTGTCAACCCCAGAAGCATGTTGTAACTGTCGATAGTTAGAATCAGAAAGAGCAACAGCAAGTGTAGCCCCGTCTAGTCCAATGATAACTTGGGGTAGTATACTCTGTTCCACTTTCCAACCACCATCAGGGGTTAGTCCAAGAGAGTTCTGCTCTGAACTAGTAGGTTGATACTTATTCCTTGTAAGACGAGTGCTTCCAAGAACAGATGGGTACTCTTTACTAGGGTCCCCATACACGTAATCGCCTTTAGGTTTAACATACTTCTCTTTTATTTCAGAGATAACAGGTGCACCTTTTCGTGGTACATAATCTACTGTGTTGATTGAAGTGTAGATACCTGTTGCTTTTTTGTAGCGTATAGGTTCATCAACTAACATACCTAACTCGGTTAGCTGTTTAACTCTATGGGTAAAAGCAATCATCTCTGGGTTCAAAGTTTCCATAAGATTCTTTTCAAGAATAAAATGAAGAATTTGAGACAACTCTGGCACACCCCCTTTCCTTCTAGAAGCAATCTCAGTAAGCGAAGGGTCCTTGGTAACCACATCCATCATCATAGAGATCATACTCTTGATCGCTTGACCATAAGGTAAAGTCATCAAAGGGTATTTTAAGAAGTCATCAGTATTGTTAAAAGCTAATGCAAGTATGTTCTCAAGCTCAGGTAAGTACTCAATATCAAGACCTTTAAACTTCTCCCTAAACTGTATACTATTAAGAACATCAGGTAACGTGCTGCGCATATTCTTTGAAAGGACTTCACGTAAGTTACCCTCAACCCCCTCGTACTCTGCAAGAACTTTAGTTGGGTTCTCACGTAATACTCCAACACGATACATCATCTCTCCAATACCCAACTGAGCACCCATACTTGCAAGGCCATTAGTGATTCCGTCAACTTCAACAGGGCGCATAGACGAAGAGAAGCTACCGCCACGTTCAACTGTATCCATATACCTGCCAAGCTCGATAGCTTCTTCAACTAAGTTAATAGCCTCATTAGGATGTTCAAATATTTCATCCATAAAACGAACAACTTCACTGTCAGCATTGAACTCAGCTTTTGTTTTAAGAACATTACCTACACCTTGAATTTGATTCTCCACTTGCTGCATCGCAAGGATAGCATTACTGGTTGAGTCCGAATCATAATTATTAAGGATCTCTTTAAGTTTTTTACCAACACTTGCAATAGACATAAGCTTGTCATCTTTCATAGCAATACGCTTTCGCATGTTAGCCATCATCTGCTCAGGTACAACATTAGACTCTTCAAAGAAATGTGCACCCCAAGTTACAAGCATGGCAAACTCAGCATTGGAATTACTTCCGGGCTTTATTTGATATGAATTTCCACTGCCATATAATTGTCGTGCAAGTTTATGTGTTTGCATGTTCATTGACTGTGGGCTGTACCCAAGACGAGATGTTCCCTTTTGAATATAGTTAGCAAAACTAATAGGATCATCCTTAAACTCTGCAATATCTTGCAACATCGTAAGAACCTGACCTGATCTAAAATCGTACATTCTAATCTTAAATTCATCGGTAGAAGACTCAGCAGCAAAAGCCCTTAAGATTTCAATCTTACGGTTCAACTGTGCAACCTTAGGGTGGTTTAGGTTTTTAAAAGTTGACAGTTCAACTAACATACTATCAACACGATACAGAGCATCCCGCGACATATTGCTAATACTATCTGCAGTCTTTTGACCTATACCAAGAATCTCAGCAGCGTTACCTACAACAACCAACATACCGTTGACTATCTTTCTATCTGCAGCGGCAGCTAAACCCATAAGACTTAACAGCATACCAGACTTAAACCGTACTGGTGTGATAACATGACGAACCTTAGATGTGTTAACCCTAATCTGTGCTTCAGGTGATTTTGGTTTTCTTTTATCCTGTGCACTTTGTTTAGGGTCTTCGTAATGATTACCAGTTTTCTCTTTAACATTTGAATACTGGTTTGTTACCTGAGGTTTGTCACTTACTTGAGGCCTAGACCTCACTTTAGGTGGCATGAGCTGTCTCTTGTTTTCCCCTAAAATCCTACGACCAAGAGGTGTAACAAGGTAGTCCCCACGGGTTCTACCATTACCAGTTTTAACTTGAACAGCTTGATACATAATTGGATTACCTAAGGAATAAAGTTGTTTAGCCCATAAGCCAAGCTTCTCATAAGCCTCCTTGGTCATCTCGTTTTGTGGATCAAGATGAGCGTCAGGTACAGTGTCCATCCCTAGTTCCTGAACTTGTTGGAATTTAAGCCACTCTTCTGAAAGAGTACGCCCTATCTGTTCTTCTGAAATACCAGAAGATGTTTCTTCAGAAGTAAGACCTACTATGTCTTTAATCTCATCTCTAGAAAAGTTGTCAATCATTTCCTGAGAAATCATAGACTCTTGTTCTGTTTGCTTACTAAGCACAGATTCCATAAGTGTTAAAGATAATACCTGTAAATCTGGTAGAACTTCCATAACTCTAGAGTCAAATGAAAACCTAACTCCATTCATGTGGCCAAATAGTTCGGCTGAAGTTAAAGGTATTGTATTATCCTTGTCTACCCAAGTCTTATCATCTGCTGGTTCATATATTGTAGATGGATCAGAAACCCCAGTTTCAGGTTCAGGTTCAGACCTAAGACCTAACATACCTTTGACAGACTTCATTTTCCTAGCTTCATCAAGAGGTATGAACAAAGAGTCTGTCTCTTGAAGTCTCTTAATAGAGTTTATAATGAAAGGTGCTGCGATAGGTCCAGCAATCTTAGTGATATCGTCAGGACTATAATCACCAAGGCTGGTCCCATGTAGCTGCTGCAAAGACTGATCAGCTTCTAAGTCTCTCTGACGAGACTCAAGTTCCAAAGCTTCAGATTCGGTAACCTTCTCAGGTTCCATCACTATACCTTTAGTGTAAGGCATAGCTTCAGTCAACTGCGTGTTATAAAATCTACTACCATCTGGTGTAGCTGGTTGCTCTTGGTCATTAATAACGTTATCGTCAATGACGCTATCACCTTCATTAGCTAAACTTAACTGGTTCCTAATCTTTGCTTTAAGGGATACGTTGTCAGACAACGCAACTCCCTTTTCAGCAGTGTTACTAATTGCTTGTGTAAATTTAGCCATCGGCTACTCCTCTTTTCCCCACTGATATTGCATAAGCCTATGCTTGTAAGGTGCAAGAAATGGTAAACTTCCATAGAAGTTCTTCATAAACTTGTCACCGTCACTCTGTATTGCTGAGTCTAGCATACCATAGACACGACCAACTGTACCTGTGGCAGCTGCTTCACCTGCAATGTTATCCCATACAAACTCTCCCGGACCGTAGCTGCTATTTCCGTATAGAGGAAAGATAAAGTTACTCCCAATTACACGCTCTGTAGTTCCTAATAACCCGCTTGAATAGATAGCTCGTTGTATCTTTTGGTTATCAGTTAAGTACGGTGAAGTCTCCCCATACTTAAGTTCATCTTTAATTCCTTGAGATATAAATGCAAGAGCAAGCATACTTCCCATAGTTGCAAAAGTACCATACGTTAAACCTTTACTTCCTTTACCTTTAAGTTGATCCCATAACATCGGCAACTGGTTAGCTGTAAATGTAGAAGTGAAACCATTAAACTGAGTAAGTAATGCAAAACGTGGGTCACTATAGAACAGTGGTCTGTTGAATGCGTTTGGTAAAGGTACAGCTTGGTTAACAAAGTTAGCAGCTCCGTTAAGAAACTCACGCTTATACTTTGAAGCATCATTTGCTGATAACTCCTTACCTTCCTTTAACATATTAGCAATAGGCGCTATAGTGTGCAAGGATATTCCTAGCTCCCTTAACATGTGCTTAGCTTCGGACACACCAACAGTATCTTCTTCACCTTTCTTAGACTCAATTAAGTCTAGCTTTTCAATAAGGAAATCATTGAATAATGAAAGCCTCACCATACGGTGCATGTCTTGCTGGTCATGTAAAAAGTTAGCCTTAAAGTATGCATCAGTGAGACCTTTAGTCATCTCATTAGTTTCTTGAACACCTGTGGTAGTTGCGGCACCTGTTTCTTGTGCTTTAAACCCAGTCTCTCTTAACAATTGTTTCATGTTTGTATAGAAAATGTAACGTGGATCCGCTTCACCTTTAGATCTAACCTCAGCTATCTTTCTGTCAAGATAAGTTGTAGGGTCTTCTCGAGGTTGTGCAATCCTTAACATAACAGCGTTGTTACGTATCCATGAACCAACAGCCTCACCAAACAAATAACCCTGTGTGGCTGCATTCTTGACAAGAACATCTCGAGATACACCTAGTGGTAGCATAGCCATCTCTGGCATAGAGGAGAACGCAGCGTTAGATAAACCCTGAAGAGTTGCTACAAGCGTAAGGTATTTCTGACCTTGCTTTATAGATTCATTCTCTATACGATTATAGTTACCAGACTCGGCATTCAACATGTTACGAAGCTTGTATGCAATCTTATATAAAAGTCTGTTAGCATCCTCAGGCTTCATTGTTTTATCAAGATCTTTGCGAACGTTAGCTAGCATCCTATTAATATATATGGAATCCTTTCCAACAAACTTACGGTGAACTTGAAACCTTGCAGACTCTCTTGAAGCATCATCCATGTTCTTAAATATATTCTGCTCTAAGAACTGATCAAACTCAGGCCTATCTGATATGTGCATCGTACGTCTTTTCTGTGAAGAAGGAGACACACCACCCCTTGTCATATCAAATGCATCGCCAAGAGTAGATACTTGATTTTCATTAATAATAGCATTAGTTAATTCAGTTGCATCAGCATGTGACATTCCATAAGAAGATGTCAAGGTGTTTATAAATAAATCCTTATGACTAGCAATGTATTCTTTTCTAAAACCTTTATGCCTGTAACCCCAATCAGGTAGAAATTTGATAGGTTCTTCACCAGTGTACTTCTTAGCTTTGTTATTACCATTACGTAAAGCCTCAGCATTTTTACGGATACCGCTATCAAGCTTAATGATAGCATCCTTTCTAGCTAAAACATCAGGTGATGCCTTACTCCAATCCCAACTAGAGTTAGCTTTAGTAGCTGGTTCCACAACCTCTCTGTAAAACTTATACATAATAGTGCTAACATAATCAGTACGGCCTTTAGAACTCATACCTTTAGGTACATCAAAAGATGCTTCAACTGTTTCTGTTTCACCAATATATTTTCTATACTCAGCCATCATAAGTTGTTGTTGTTGAATATAACCAGCACCACTATAAACTTTATTACGAACAGATCCCATGATATCTTGAATCTGAGAAACAGTTTTAGATTTACCCATTGCTTCTGCAAACGTATCACGAACAGCTGCTCTTACTGCTACTAAAGGATTGTGTATAAAAGCTTTAATGTGCTCAATTGTAGTTCCGGGAAGTTTATGCTTATCCGCAAGGTCATTTATATGGTCATCACCTTTGACACCTTTGTTATCAGTATAGTTTTTGTCATACTCCGCACGTACTTTCTCAGAAACTTCTTCTACAGATCTTACGTATCCAAACTCAGACTCTTCTTCCTTACGGTACTTAGTGTTAATATTATCAAACCTACCATCATCAACCCCTTCAAAATCTACAATAGATTTCCAATCACCTACTTGAACTGCAACTCCGGGCGTAGCAAAACCAGCACCCATAAGACCACCTGCAACAATAGCATTAGTCATACGGTTCTCTATCTCATCGTAGTCCCATTCTTTTTCAGAACCAATAACAGCAGCAGTGTACTCTGTTAATTCCTGAAGTGCTTCCGTAGCCCCTTCACCCAAAGTTGATTTAGTAAGACTCTTAACACCTTCCCTAAACAGATTACCTTTAAGTATTTGATTAGCTCCAAAAGCTTTAGCGTCATCAATGTAAGTTAACATCTCTTTCTTAGAGAAGTTAAGGAGAAGTTTAGATGCTTCACCCTCACTAATAGATTTACTTTTAGCAATAGCTTTTATGGCTTGATCCCTACCTTCTTTTGTAATCATCATCGAAGGAGATACAAAACCCTTGATACCTAACCTGTCTAAGAACGTCATAGCAGCGCCAGCCACTATCGCTATGCCAAGATTCTTATCTTCAACCTTACCTTCCATAGTGTCAAGAACCATACCTGTGTACATTGATACAGGTAAGGCTAAAGAAGTCCCCGAAGTTGCAGGGGCTGCTACCATACCTAACATTGTTGCCCCCATAAAAGGCAGAGATGTACCCAGCATACCTGACATACCTGTTGTTATCTCATCAAAAGAAGTCCAATCAATTTCGGTAACATCCATTTTAACAGTAGGTAATGCATTAATATAATCTTGATTAACAGAAGCATCAGCAGCAAAACTAGCTTCTGTTTCCTCCGCACCTACTCTGTTTGCAAGAGCTTCTCCAAGCCTGTTAAGAGACTTGTATAGTGTTGCAAAACCAGTGTCATAGCCAGTACCAAAGGGAGTACGAGACCTACCCTTATAGTCAGCACCTTTGTTTATTTGCTTCATCCCCATATATAATTCTGGGTTTGCTTGGTACTCAGCAGCATCAAATGCCATTAACTTCTGTATAGGTAAGCCGCCATACTGATCGGTCTCTGCCTCATATATTGCTTGCCTTGCATTTTCGTAAGAATCCGTAGGTTCATTTGGTTTTCCAGCTTCAGCTGCAATACCCCAACTAGACAATGAAACATCAGAGTCATCTGAAAAATGCCAAGGGCTGGCAACACCTGTCCTAAGTAGGGTATCTACAAAAGAGTTTCCATCCTTATCCACAAGATCCCCCATAGCTCTACCATGATGACCTTTTTCTCCTGATTTTATAACAGTAGTGAAGCCATGTTTCTGTGCGAGATCCCAGATGTAAGCAGTCGCTGCATCACCACCAAGTTCTCCCTGTTTAAAACTAGAGTCCTCAAGAAACTTAGAAGTTTCTCTTGTGTTAATACCACGTAGTCTGACAGACTCCCCTGTTACAGAGTCTTTAATTGTATCACCATCTAAGAAACGCCATGAGGTGTCTCCAATAGTATACTGTTGTGGGGAAGCGTAGTCATAAAAGTCTTCTTGGGCTACGGGGTTAGGGCCTTGAGTAGCCTCTTCTTGTTGTGAGAGTGCAGAACTTAGATCTACTACAAGACCATTTGCCATAGTGTTTCTCCTGTTATTTTTTAAACTGCTTGTCATAGAGTTTTTCTACTTGAGACATTATCGATTCTTGATTAAGACCATTATACTTACTAGGGGCTTGAGCATCATCCATACTTGAACTTTGAAGCCAAGAACTAAAAGCATTTGAATCAGTCTTATCTGCAATCTGTTGCCAATGTTTAGCTGCAGCTTTATTAGTCATAACCTCGTTCTTAAAGATCATAGCTAACTTTTGTATTGTTTTAGTTTGAGTTATGATGCTATGGTTTTTAGCTATCTGCTTTGGATATTTTTCATCAGCAGTCAAAAGAAAAGCTTCGTTAATACCTGAAGCTGTTTTAAACAACTTTGAAGTATCTACAGAAGATAACTCAAAGTCACTGTCATACTTCATACCTTTACCGTCTTTACCCCAATCTGTGTACTTACCTAATACAAACTTAGGCACAGCACCTTGCTTCAATAGATTAGACTTAAGCCAGTTAGCTTCAACAGCACCGATAAGATCCTTCATCATAGATTCGTTAGTATCTGTACCGCCATTCTTTGCAATCTTTTCTATTTCAGTTTTAAGAGTACCTGAAAGTGCTGCCCTAAATGCAGTTGTACCATAGTCTACACCTTGCTCTTTTAACCTACGAGAAGCGTGAAGAACCATAGAGTCGACTGCTTGACCATCACTAAACAAACGTTTTACTTGGTCAATATAAGGGAAAGACTCTTCATCAAGAAGTGAAATTGCATCTACAACAGCATCGTTAGAGTACGTAATCATATCGTTATCTATTTCTTCAAAGGTTCTATGATCTTTAAGTCCAGACTTATATGTGACAAGTCCAGCTTTAGCTGCGTTAAAGGCTATGTCAGATCCCGGAAGATAAAAGTCTCCATTAGGTGCCATATTACCGCTAACTATTTTCTTAGAGTTACGGTCAAACATTTCAACAGTCTTTGACATGTCAGGTTGAGCAGCTTTCTTAGCAGCTATAGCAGCATCCTTGTCAGCTTTAGCGTTAACCACATCAATCTTATTCTGTTGTTCAACACCCTTAACATATACTTCACCAGCAGCCATACCTGAACCACTTGCAGAGTAACCCATAAGACGAGAACCTACATAGTAAGTTAACGCACTCTTAACAGCAGGGTCAGCCCATATGTCACCTAAGAAGTCACCAGCTGCAGACATCATCTTACTAAGATCGACACCGTCAAACCAACCTTTAGTAACTACCTTGGAAACTTTTTCAATCTTGATCTGCGCTTCAGCCCCTAAGTTAGGGTCAATGGGATCCTCTGGACCTAGTTTCTCCATCTCTGCTATGAGATCTTGTACCTCTGTATCTTCTGATACCTTAGTCTGTAGATCTTCTGTTGTTTTACGCATGGCTTGTATCTTATCTAAGTCTGCTAATGCTTGTGCGTTGTTAGTCATTTGTTGACGAACACTAACACCAAAGGTTCCGCTATTGTCTAGTATCTTATTCATATCTTCAGCGTTAGGGGCATCCATAATACCTAACTGAGTAAACATATTACCCTTTGATAGTTCTAAAACTTTAGCATCTATATCTTTCTTTTCAGAAAGTAGTTCCTGCCTACGTTTCTCTAGTTGAGTAGAGTTAGAAGTAAGACCACCACCTGATGCTGACTTTATTTGAGAATCTAAAAGATTAATTTCTTTCTGAACAGAATCAAGAACATCTTGACTTGCACCAGCTTCTGCCAGCACAGCAAGTTTACCCACTGCAGCGTCATACTTACTGGTAAGATCTTCAGAGACAGAACCTTCATCTTTAGTTAATTCTTTTTCTAAACGTACAGTTGATAAGGTATATCCCTCAGGATAAACACCTCGTTCAACTTGAGATGCAACCCACTCTTCATTATCTTCAGGGTTACCAAGCATAGGCGAGTGGAGTAAACCTGTAACACCTAAGGCTGCTGCACTTGCAGGGTTAACAGCTTTAGTCTTAACATTAGCGTTATTATCCCACCAAGTCATTGCTGGACTATTAGCACCCCTGCTACTTCCGGGGACCCAGTTAGGTTTGTTAGTGGGTACAGGTAGTTTATTATTAACAGGTACTTTAACAGATGGCTTAGTCGAATTAAAATCAAGATCCATTTGAGGTGAAGGTGGCACAGATGGTCCTTGGAATGGTGGCTTAAACTGAGAAGCACCTGATTGACCACCTCCAAGAGGTAGGTTCATTTGTTGAGGTCCTGTAGCCTTCGGGATAGATGACTGACTAGGTACACCCTTTGCCTGACGTGCTTGCTGTAGCCGCTCTTTCTGATCACTAAGAATAGCTTGTCGTGTTGTATCTGAGTGTGGGTAGTTAACACCTGTCCTTGAATCGATACTCTTTTGCATTACGCTTTTCTGAGGGGGTAGTCCCAGCTTATCTCGTAAGGAAGCGTTAGCATTTGCTTTATTACCCCATAGTTCATCGAATAAATCTTGTAACATTACTTACCTCCAAATCCTTTGATACCCGTTAGCTGATCTATAGCTGACTGAGGTGTTGCGTTAGCGCCTTTACCACCAGCAGGGGCTGCGTAAGCTGCGTTCTGTGTTGGGAGACCAATAACATTATTGTTACCAGACCTGACAGGTTTTCCAGACTGATCTACAACTGTACCATTTTGTAATGGGTATATAGCGTTTGGATTTACCCCACGTTGTGCAAGAGTTAAAGCAGGTTGTTCAACAGCTACTCCCGCTGGTTCTCTACCTGCAGGTGCTACATAAGCCTGACTAAACTCAGAGGCATGTGGTGGTATAGTATTATCAATATAACTATATGCATCCGTACGTCCGCTGGCAGGTACATATGTTCTTGGTTCATTAAATAATGTTTCAATATCAGCAAACTGTGCTGGACCCGTATCAAGTGGTTCTTGAGTTAATCCACCAGCAAGTGGATACATTGGTTTAGGGTTTTCATTCATATCTACGCCCGGACTATAGCTGTTTACAGGTATTACTTTTTCCTCAACCAGTTGTTGCATAGGTGCCATTAGACGACTGTCCATACTTGGTAATGAATCTAAGGTCTTAAAATCTTGAAAGTAAGCCTGAGCTTCTTGTGTTGCCATTTTCTTTATCTCCGATACAGGTTTTGTCTCTTCAGTGTTTTTATCACTGAACATTTCAACAATCTTATCAAAAGAAAAACTAGGAAGTCCAGCTGTAACTCTTGGTATATTATCTATTGGTTTAACAGATTCTTGTGCAATCTGTATTCCTCCTTTTTCAGAAGGAGACCACCCAAACTGGGAAAACTTACCTACATAATTTGAAGTTTCATCAGGCATAGTTATATCAGTGTCTAATCCTGAATTGGAAAGGTACTTCTTCATGTTACCCGGACCCCAGTTGTAAGCCTGTAAGGTTTGCTCAGGTGTCCAGCCATGATGCTCTTGCATACCGCTTAAGTATTGGGCTGCAGCTTTACGTGCTTCTTCGGGATTCTTGGGGTCAAACTTATCTACACCATACCCCATATCATGTACATTTTCAGGCATGAATTGGTACTCACCTACAGCACCAGCTGAGGATACAGCTTTATTATTTCCACTAGATTCTACCATACGGAGAGCATCGAGTAACTCTGGAGTTATCCAACTCATATATAATACCTCTTATTTACCTGAGTTAGCGGCTAGCATCATGCCACCGATTACCAATGGGGCAAATGGACCTGCCATTAATGCCAGTGGGGCTGCACCTGCCACGGTACCTGCTGCTACTGTAGGGGCTACTGTTGATGCAACTGTTGTAGCTACTGGGGCTGCAAACGCACCTGCACCTGCGGCTATCTCTGCAGCGGTAGCCCCTGTGGCTGCTAAGGTTGGAGCTGCGGCAGTAACGCCAGTGCCAATAAGCCCATTAGCTGATAGCTCACCTAGTGTTTGTGCCACAGGTGCTGCGGCTGATGCGTTAGACAGTGCGGATACTGGTGCAGTTCCAGCAGGATACTGTGATGGACCTGTAAGCGCACTCCATGCATCCATAGCACCTTGCTTACCTAAGTCTACTGCACCCTTAGCAATAGAACCTGCTGCGTCTGAACTCATAGCTTGCTGCATAACTGTAGGTGCAATCGTTTCCATAAGTCCGGGTTTTGATTGCATAGCTACATTGGGTGACTGAAACCCTTGCACCTGTGGTTGTTGTTGTTGTGACATCTGTGGAGCAAAGGGGTTAAAGCCTTGTTGAGCCATGACTACTTACCCCCAGTTTTATTAGTTGTTTGTTCCTTAGGCGCAATGCCAGAGAACAAACCTATCTGTTGAGCAAGAGCTGTGTAAGCAGAATCCTTTTGAGCTTGGTTCTGTGCTTGTTGAGCCTGACCAACCATACCCATTGTCTGTGCACCTTGACCTTGCATCTGCATAGCAGAGTTAAGGTTAGCCATTTGATTCTGTTGTGCTTGCTGGTCTATACCTGCAAAGGAAGCAGCAAGGTTGTTCTCAATGCCAGCTTGGTTGAGGCTCTGACGTGAACCCCCAAGGCTGTTATATCCACCTGCTGCCTGTGAGTTAGTACCCAGTGCGCCTTGTGCTTGCTGAAGTGAAGCTGCCCTCTGACCTGAGAGATCCACAGGTTGATTGGCAATGTTCATCATGTTGTTAGCCATACCTGTCTGGTTATTAGCTGCTGCGATACCTGCCTGTTGTGCGTCTAAGCCTGTCTGCGTGAACCCTGCGACCTGACCCAGCTGACCTGCATCGTACATACCTTTAGCGTCTGCCATCATACCTGCGATCTGAGGCTTATACTCTTTAGCAAACCCAGAGGTTGATACCTGAGTTGATGGGCCACCACCACCGCATTGTGTAATATCTTTTTCAGCATGGTAGGTAACGTCACCATGAGAAAGTACTTCTCCTGTGGCAAGGCTGAATGTCATGCCATCATAAATCTTTACTAGTTTAGACATCAAAGGTCTCCTTTAAACTTAATCTCATTGTTGTGTATCGTTCCTTCCACCCAGCTTTCTCAAGTGGTTTAAGAAGACCTCTTCGGCCTGTGAACTCTAAGCAATCTATCTCGGGGAACTGACTAATCTTATCAGTAAACTCTTGAGTCCACTCAGGGAACTTGTCATTTGTTTTACCACCAAGGGTGATTATGTGAAGTGATACAAAGTTGTTGTACTGTACTACTCTCGTAGTCCCAATGGCAACAAGGGTTCCGTTATCAAACACTTCCCATACATGAAAGATTGAGGGGTGTGATATTGCGCTTTGTATAATTTGTTCTGTAGTCCATTCACCTGAGCTGTGAGCTAACGCAGACTCAATGTATGGCTTTAGATCGTTGTACTTTATAAGTATGTCTTCACCCACTACTTGTGTGATTTCAATTGACATGTTTAGGTTGTCCTCTCTTATGATTACTCTTGAACAGAGTATTGTGTGGTGCGATAGATTGTCCCATCTGCATTATACGTAGTACCTGCATAAGGTGTATCGATTGTAATAGTATTTATCTCAGGCATCTCAGATCCATCTACAGAGTGGTACAAAGTATACTTATCTTCATCTGTGTAAACACCTGTGGCTACGATAGTAAAGTCTTCAACCTTATTTAAAGTGTTACCAAAGTCGTAGGCTTTACCTGACATAGCTCCAGTGCTTTTAACCACACGTAAACTATACACTTCATGGTCTTCACTGAAGATACTAGGTCGGTCTTGTCTTGCATAAACAAATCGATAGATATCTTCACTTTCCTTAGCTGCAGTTAACGGTAGCCCTACATCCACACCTACTTCAGAAATTAACTCTGAGTATTCTAAAGGATGTTTAAACCTATGGTACTCCGCACGTCTTACCTCACCATTAGTTGTAGCAAGGATAGTACCTACTTCAAAAGTCATAAGTCATACCCCTCTGCTTGTATAGCATTTACAAGATCTAAAGTACTGTAACCTGAAGGTAAAGACGCAACTACTTTATTTACTGTAGTGTTCTTATAACCCTCGTTAACTCCTATAACTTCGTCAACTACAATTACTTTAAGTGTAACTATAGCACCCTCGGGACTCCCCACTTCTTGCATAACTTCATAAGTTGTACTAATCATAATAAGATGCCTTGCTTATAAGAACACTGTTAGCTTCACCCTGATTACGTGCAGCATCACTATAGGGGTAATGTTGTGTTGCCCCAACAACAGGGATTCCATTTAAATAACCTAGTCCAAGGAATGAACCACTAACTTGAGCTTTCCATATGTGACCTGCCATATATACAGACCAATTAGATTGGAAAGTATTATTAGCAGATATACGAAAGGCAGACCTGTAGAAGCACCACCAGATATCGTAACGACTCCATGTGTAGTACGACCAGTTACTGAAACCGCTTTCCTCTCTGCCGAGTTCGTGCTCATTACAAGCAGAAGCTAAAGAAGGGCAATAGTAAATCTGATCACTTGCAGTTGTGTTTGCACCAGTTGTGTACGAGTTTGGTGTAGCATTCACATTAAGATACGGTGTAGTACCTGACCCTAAGGATCCAGAATTAGGACTTGAAGGTGGTGTTGCATTAGCAGCACCAATGATACGTAATGGTTTACGTCTTGAATCAAAAGTAACTTGTCCTGAACTGTTAAATGTTTGCAACCCGTACGTATCACTTACTGTACTGTTTGTCTGATCCATAGTCGAGAACGCATATAGCATTGGACCCGTGGTATGGTTTGAAGACTGTAAGACCCAGACCTTCCAAGTGTTAGTGTCATATTTCCATACACGAATTACACTGGAGTACCTAGCACTAGTTCCTGTGTTTGTAGGTTTAATGAAACACATCGGAGGTTTAGTTGAGGATGGTAATGTTATAGAATAAACAAAGACACGTCCGGGGGTTTGATTAGAATCTATTGTGTTAGGTGAATCCCAGTAGTCCTCACCACCTAAATCGCTTAGGTAAGTATGGTTATGGCTAGAAGCTGAGCTGTACTTACCAATAAAATGATAACTAAATAAATCAGAATCTATCAATACTTGACCACTATCATTAGTTACTTTTAATCCGTAGGCCATAGGTTATCTCCCAAAGACTTGAAATGTAGTGGCTTGTGTCTGTGTAGAAGACGGTCTTGTTGCAGTAAGAGTTGTACCAGATAGTACGTAAGTGTGTACGTATGCCCTGTCAGTATCGTTATCGTCACTCACCATCTGCCGTATGACTATCCTTTCGCTCATAGATGTAACACCCGTAAAGGTTGCATTACCATTCTGGGGTGCAGTGTACACACCTATAAGATTCCATGTGACAGACGTTGAGTCATATATGATATTACTTGAGCTGTCTAAAAGCTTTATACCATGTGCCATTACAGAAGACCTATGTTAACTCGTAGAGTCCCACTGTTATAAACCTTGATGTTTGTGTTACTTATCTCAATCCTGTCATTACCAGTACCTGTAGTAACCATGTTGGCAGTGATAGCACCTGTGGCTATCTGACTTGCAGTGATAGAGTTAGCTTGTATCCTGTCTGCAGCAAGAGTCCCTGTGACCACCAAAGAACCATCTATAAGTTCACCAGCGGATACCCAAGTGCTTACGCCACTGCTCAAAGTAAACTTACCTGACAGTGTAGCGTCATCATACTTGATCACACACACAGTGCCATATCCTAGTTCTTTTTGATTAGAGTATGGTCTGCCTGTAAAAGATTGAGCTGCAGTTACAACATCAGCAATCCATACGGAGTCATTAAGAGTAGGTGCATTATAACCTGTCTTAACATATCTGATTAACGTAACACCATTGTCCATTGCCTGAACTGGGTATACTTCCCAAGGACCTACCTTAGAATCTATAGTGAACCTGTCAGCAAGCCATGTAGTGTTTGTTGTTGCACCACCAAGAACCCAAGTTACACCTGCAACAGGATGACTTGGTGTCCCTATGTCTGCACGAAGCCCTGAGGACTCTGTATAGTACCTTGTAAGGGCTGATGGGGATGTAGAGGTGTCATGCCATTCATAAGCAATAGAGCTTGTAGAGGCTGTTAGGTTGCCCCACCATAGACCTCTCCAGTTCTTAATAGAACCATTAGGGTTTAGTGGGTCAGAGCTAAAGCCAGTTACTTGTGATTGAACTGTAGGTGGGTTAGTTGAGACAGCATCTGCATACCTCACATGAAGAACAGATGTATCTATTGCCCATGTGCCACTTGAGAAAAGCCACAAGTTGTTTGTGACTGCATTGTAGTGTGTATCGTTATCTGTAAAATACCCTGCAACTGGGTCTATGTTTGAAACATAATTATTCTCAGTGATAGTAGGTTTACGTTCCAGAGCTTTCAGTCTCCGCTGTAATTCTGTTTCAGAAATAGTACTCATAGTTACTCCCTATCTATCGCCAACCAGTGGGCTTTAAGCTAAATTGAATTGAAGTTAGCTTTGGATTTGTAGTTCCAGACATAGTGATACGTATGTTCATGTACCTACCAGATTGCCTTACATCTATCTTGTGACTGCTTGATGGGTCAAAAGACCTAGTTGTACTGTTAAACCCTGTGGTTAATGCACTGTCAGATGTCTTTGATGAAGTACCAAACACAGCAATGTTAACAGTTCCATCAGACTGAGGGTACATGATATTTAAATCTTTATACGTAGCCCTTGAACCCAGATCATCTTCAGATCTGATTAACCAACCATTGGATATCAAGACTGAACTTGAAAGTTCTTTGACAGTATAAGTGTCAGGGGATGCTGCAAAGATACGTAGCTGGCCATCAATCTCAGTCTCATACATATCTGTAATATTAGGAAGAGTCCTTATGTGTACCTTTTGATCTGAATAGTTAAATACAAATGCTTTGTTACACCCAGAACCTGATGTTCCAGTTTCTCTGAAACAAAACCATACTTCTTTGTCTCTGGTCTGGTGGAACATGAAAGACTTATCTTTGTCAGTACCTTTTACAAGATCAAACATAGTGTCTTGGAATAGCCCTTTGGCTATGTCTTGTTTCTGAGACTGACCATCATGTAAGTATACGCCATAGTTACCCACAACTAAGTGCTGTGCGTCCCCTATGTTTGCCACACATCTTGTTGAGTAGATACCATCATCCTCAAAGATAGAGTCAAAGCCTAGTACAAAACTATCACCAGTTTCGTATACACGAACAGCTGAATCTGTCTTGTACGCTATAAAGTTATCACCAAGTTGTTGACCATCAAGTATCCTGCCCGGAGTCTGGGATAAGAATGAGTCACCTGCTGTGTTAACAAAAGAAGCTTGCCATGTTACAGCAGCTAATGAATCTAATGCTGTGATATGAGAAGACCATACAAAGTCTATGGGGTACGCTACATCGTCTGATGTACTGGCTGTGTCTTTGTCATCAAAGAAACTCATAGCCACAAGACGATTGTTAAAGGGTCTCATGATCCTTGCGTATTGTGTGCCAGCCATAGCTGCCCAGTTAGGTAAGTCTACAAGGTTACCTGCAGTTGTAGCATCAGCTGTGATGTACTGTGGGTTACCTGTTCCCGGATTACATATGAGAACCCCGTTGAACACAAATAGTTGTGGTGGGTAGGTATCACTAATCTCAAAGTTAGCACCTGCAGTAGCATTTGTTATCTCTACATTCTGAGCTGTTGAAGAGTTGTATACAAACACTCGACCCTTAGTACCTGTGGAAGACCCAACATCTTTAATGATATAAGCAATGTTAAGGAATGAGGAACCTGCTGGAGTCCATTGTGTTACTGCTACAGGTTCTCCTGTGGAATACGAAGAGTTAACAGAAAAGCCAGTTACAAAGTCATTGACACCCTGAACTGAACCATCTTTTACTCGTATGTTAAGGCAGTCACTCCAAGCCCCTTGGGGTAAAGCATGTGCAGGTACGTCTGTGATAAGACCCACAGATGAGAAGTCAATCTCTGGGGATATTTGAAATGGCATAGTGCCTCCTGTTTATTATACATCTCTAAACATTAATGCTGCGCCTGTGACAAGACAAGCTATAAGTAGTCTTACGAACCACTCGTTCGCTCCACTAGACTTAGAGACTACAGCTAGTTTAACAGCATGAGTATCTATGGCTTCACTATGTTTATTTAAACGATTATCTTGTGTGTTGTTATGGAAGAGAAGGCCATCAATCTTTGTGTCTATCTCTACGAGTTTTACCATAGCTTCTGCCAGCCTGTCTAACTTAGCCTCAAGCCTGTCAAATCTTGCATCATGATCCATATTATGAATATCCCTTTTATTGAAAGTTACCTGAGTCTTATTTTATTGAACTGACCTGATATTAATTTAGTGAGTAACCCACGCATACCAAACTTAACCACGTAAACACCTAGCACTAAGTACTGGTACCACTCTGGCATAGAAGCAAAGGATTCAAAGGCTGCAGTTACTTCTGCTTGATAGCCTACAAATGAAGCTGCTATAGGGACTAGTAGTAATGCAATCATAATCTCATCGAGGAAAGACTTATCCATCTGCTGCATAGCCACAAGATCTAAGTTGAAGTCTTGGGATTGACCATTTTCTGCCAGCTTGTGTGCTGCTTTAGCACCAGCTACCTTAACGTCTGCATCTGCTTCAATAGCTATAATAGCTGCTGCTGATTTAGCTTTGGCTACTTGGTTCTTACCTTCTAAATAAGTTGTGCCTATACTTGCTATAGGGCTGAGTAATCCTGAAAGCCAGTTCATAACTAATCCCTCAACTCAAAGTGAGGCATGTCTTGCCATGATTTCCAGAGGCCACCCCACTTTAGTTCATAGCCTAACTGAGCAGATGCCTGTAACATTGCTGCTGCTATCAGTGCTAGGTGTAGTTTATCCCATGAAGCTTTACCGTCTACGTAAGCGTACACATCGAGAGCTTTTCCTGATTGGTGATATGATTTGTTGCTGACACCATCTGCTTTTGAGAAACCATCCTCAAACAACTTGGCTTGTACTTCTTCGGTGCGCAACCCACCAGTAGCAGGGATACCGAAATCAATATTAGTAAGTTTAATCGCAAGGTCTGCGATATCAATAAGTCGTCCATCTACACCTGCTAAATTATTTATACTGTTTGTTCCTAATTGAAAGCTCATAGATTACCTCAAATACTTTGTATGTTCTTTACACAGAATGCTGTAGTAGTTTTCTCATCTTCTACTTTGACCACTGCGTATCCCACCATAGGGTTATTTACAAGTTCAAAACCTCTTGACTTACCTATTCGTATCAATTCAAACCTACAGTTATTAAGAGTACTGTAGCTGGATACTATTACAGGTATTTGAGGCTCACCATTAGCTAACATTGTTGCTAGTATTATTGACCACATTGTTTATTCCTTTTCTTTCGGCTGCATTGTCTGCAAACCTTATGACCTGCCTCAACATCGTACGACCCGCAGATTTTACAGGGAGTCATGTTATACCTTTATGTATACAGCAACGCCAAATGCAGCTGCCATAATTACGAGTACAATGCCCATTGCCTTAAGGGCAACTGTAATGTTCTCTTCAATTGCTTGCTGTTGCCTGTACTTCTTACGTGCTTTTTCTTTCTCAGCTTCTCGCAAATCCCTTGTATACTGCTGCTTGAATGCAAGAAAATCTTGATAGCCCTGTAGACGTTGCTTGTTTAGCATGTACTTCAGTTCTTCTTCTTGAATCCTTAGCTGCTCTTTAGCTTGAAAGGCCTCAAGTACATTACCTGTCCCGGCTTCAACCTGTTTGGCTATTGCCTTTTCAGCTCCAAAGTATTCACCTACTGCCTTACCTGCAGACAGTAGTTCCCCACCGTTAGACAGGGTTTGCTTGATGACTTGAAAGGCTGCATTAGCAATTGCTAGTTCTGCTAACATATCCATAACCTCCTTGTGTATTCTTGGGGAATCCCGTAAGGCTCCCTAGAAGGTTGCACTACAAGGTACGGCACATCTACTTTATGTGTTGTTGGTTCAACTAATAACCTTTGTCCTTGCGGTGCAATGTCAGGAGAGACATGAACTGGGTATAGCTCAAGTGGGCTAGACCACAT